TCTCAGCTGTCTCACAATCACCCTGCGAAGTTGTATGTGATGTCTCGAGGTATACCTACATCATATCATTCCCTTCTTTTCTATTGTCCACGGTTTAAAGAGTGGGTCATGAACATCGATGAAAGCCTTATGAGAAAATCACAAGGACAAGATGAGCCAAGACTTATTATTCCTTTTTTAGATGAAGATAAAATCATGTTTGGTTTTCAAGGCCGCTCGTTTAGATCAGATGGTCTTCGTTATATTACACTCATGCTCGATAAAACAAAACCAAAGATCTTTGGTCTCGATAAGTGCGATATGTCAAAAACGCATTTCATTCTCGAAGGCCCGATTGATTCTATGTTTGTTGATAATTCTATTGCAATGGCAGGTGGTTCTATAGATTGGACATGCATCAACGAAAACTCAGTGTTTGTGTTTGACAACGAACCACGATCAAAAGAAACATGCGATAAAATATACAAAATCATCGATAAAGGCTATAAGGTGGTTATTTTTCCTGAGTTTATCAAGTCAAAAGACATCAACGATATGGTGATGAAGGAGGGCATTATAGATATAAATGGAATCCTTAACAGCAACATCTCTTCAAATTTAGAAGCCAAAGTAATCTTTACAGGATGGAAGAAAATATGAGCAACGAACTCACGATCTCAGAGTACTATAACGCAGAAAATAAAAGAGCAGCAGACCTCTCAAAGGACGAGCATCATTACGTTTGTCGGCTTAGTACCATAAACAATCAAGGAGTTAAGGTTCCATGGGGCACACGTTTGGTGTATAATAAGAATGTACGATATGCTGAAGATCTCTGTGAAAACTTTACTGAAGGATATGGCATTTTTAAAGATTTATCAGACTTCCACGTGACAATGGCCAAAGAGCCCAAGGAAAAACCCGAATGTCAGGAATAGAACACACACTACTTTCAGTTGCCGTATTGATGATTGCTACATACGGAGGATACAGCTGGGGTAGTGCACAGGCTTTTCATAATGGATACGTAACAGGTATTGCTGACGGCATTAGTGGTATATTAAAAACATTTAAGACAGAACTAGGTATAACCATTGAGGACCTAGAAACAGGAGAAGAAATAGATGAGTGAATCGTTATTGGAAGCTGTAGCAGCAGGCGCAAAAGCTAATATGATTAAGGCAAAAGCAAACCTTAATGTATACATGACAAACGCTGCAGGCATTGGAGAACACGGTGATGTTGTCGATGAGGTACGAAAGATCGTAGAAACATACACCCACGAAAAAGAAATCTTTGATAACACGATTGAGTTAATGGCATCATACGAACAAAAATAAGGGCACGTGATGATTAATGTAACAAAAAGAAACGGTGAACGCGAGCCTTTAAATCTGGAAAAGTTTCACAAAGTAGCAGGTTTCGCGTGTGATGATTTGAGTGGTGTATCGGTATCAGATCTTGAAATCAAAACACACATTCAGTTTTATAATAATATAAACACAACCGATATTCAGGAAACACTTATTAAGGCAGCTGCCGACCTTATTACAGAAGATAATCCTAACTATCAATATGTAGCAGGTCGTCTTATTAACTATGGGCTGCGAAAAGAAGTGTATGGTCAATTCGATCCTCCTTCTTTAAGAGAGCACGTCGAGAATTCTGTAACATCAGGATTCTATGACGAAATCTTTTTGGACAGTGACTTAGGATACACTGCCCTCGAATACGAGTACTTAGAATCTAAAATTGACCACACACGAGATTTTAATCTTACTTACGCAGCAATGGAACAAATGCGCGGTAAGTATCTTGTAAAGAATCGTGTTCGTAACGAGATTTATGAGACACCTCAAATGGCAATGATGTGTATTGCGATGTGTCTATTCCACAATAAAGGTGTTAACAGAGTTCATTACGTTGCTGATCTGTATAACGCTCTGTCTAATTTTGATATTAGTTTACCTACACCTATCATGGCAGGAGTTCGTACGAGTCAGCGGCAGTTCTCATCATGTGTTTTAATTGAAACTGATGACTCATTGAATTCTATCAATGCAACAGCATCCTCCATTGTAAAGTACGTATCACAAAAAGCAGGAATTGGTATTGGTGCAGGTCGTATCCGTGCACTTGGTTCTCCTATTCGCGACGGTGATACGAGTCATACTGGTGCTGTACCTTTCTACAAGTATTTTCAAAGTGCTGTCAAGTCATGTAGTCAAGGTGGTGTCCGCGGTGGTGCAGCTACCCTCTATTATCCACTCTGGCATTTGGAGGTCGAGGATCTATTAGTTCTGAAGAACAATAAAGGAACTGAAGACAATCGAGTACGACATCTTGATTATGGTGTGCAGTTTAATCAAGTTATGTATGAACGTCTTGTGAAAGGACAAAACATTACTTTGTTCTGTCCAAACGAGGTTCCTGAATTATACGAAACGTTCTTTACTGACGTTGATAAATTCAGAACGTTATATGAACAGGCTGAACGAAAGACATCTATTCGTAAGAAGACAATTCCTGCTCGCGATCTTTTTGCTTCGTTTATGCAAGAACGTAAGGATACTGGCAGAATTTATTTAATGAACGTCGATAATGCTAACGATCATGGTGCATTCATTAAAGAAAAAGCACCTATTCGCATGAGCAATTTGTGTTGTGAGATTAACCTTCCAACAAAACCGCTCAACGATTTAAGTGATCCTAATGGTGAGATTAGTCTTTGTACTCTTGCTGCTGTTAATTGGGGTAACATCAAATCACCTGAAGATTTCTTTAAGCCGTGTACTATTCTGGTAATGGCGCTTGATGCGTTGCTTGATTATCAAAATTATCCAGTCCTTGCTGCACGGCTTGGCACTGAAAACCGTCGTCCATTGGGTATCGGTATTATCAATTTTGCGTATTGGTTAGCAAAGAATAATACGAACTATCAAGATCCTGATCTTGAGTTGATTCATGAATATGCTGAAGCGTGGTCATACTATCTCATTAAGGCATCAGCTGATCTTGCTGAAGAATACGGTGAGTGCTATAAGTCAAATGAAACAAAATATAGTTTAGGTCAATTACCGATCGATACTTACAAGACAACAGTCGATGAATTGGTTAAACCAGTTTATTCTCGCGATTGGGATTCTTTGCGCGATCAGCTTAGAAAGACTGGTATTCGTAACTCTACCCTGATGGCCCTGATGCCTGCTGAGACGTCGGCACAGATTAGTAATAGTACTAATGGCATTGAACCACCGCGCTCTCTGGTCAGCATCAAGCAATCTAAGGATGGCGTACTTAAGCAGGTTGTTCCTAACATACGAAATCTAAAAAATAAATATGACCTGCTATGGGATCAGAAGTCTCCTGAAGGCTATCTCAAGATTATGGCAGTGTTGCAGAAGTTTATTGATCAAGGCATATCAGTCAATACTTCATATAATCCTTTACATTTCGAAGAAGAAAAGATACCATTATCCATAATGATGCAACATATGCTAATGTTCTACAAATATGGTGGTAAGCAACTCTATTACTTCCAGACTTTTGATGGAGCAGGCGAAGAATCGATATCAGTAAATGATGATCAGTTAGAAACAACTAAAGTAGATGATGTTGATGATTGCGACTCTTGTAAATTATGAAACACATATATAAAGAGCTTGAATCAAATAAGAGGAATTCATGACAGTTTTTAATACTAAAAACATCGATACAACATTGCAGCCTGCATTCTTTGGCGAAGACAATGGCATTGCAAGATACGACAAACAACGCTATAGTATTTTTGAGAAGTTAACTGAAAAACAGTTAGGTTTCTTTTGGAGACCCGAAGAAGTTGATGTAAGCCGTGATAGCAAAGACTTTAAATTACTGACTTCACATGAACAGCACATCTTTACAAGCAACCTTAAACGTCAAATCCTACTTGACTCAGTGCAAGGACGTGCACCGGCGGAAGCGTTGCTGCCAATATGTTCTTTGCCTGAACTCGAGAATTGGATTTTAACATGGACATTCTTTGAGACTATTCATTCTCGATCTTATACTCACATCATTCGTAATATTTACAATGATCCTTCTAAAGTCTTTGACGAAATGCTAGACATTAAAGAGATTGCTGATTGCGCTGGTTCTATTTCGAAATACTATGATGACTTAATTGCCAATCCTACTAAAGAGAATCTTTGGTTATGTCTTAACGCTGTGAATGCATTAGAGGGTGTACGATTCTATGTATCGTTTGCCTGCTCATGGGCCTTTGCAGAACTGAAGAAGATGGAAGGCAACGCAAAGATCATTAAGTTTATTGCACGTGATGAAAACATTCACATGGCATCGACTCAACAAATGATTAAGTTATTGCCGAAAGAAGATGCTGAGTTTGCTAAAATTGCAGAAGAAAAAGAAGATGAAGTACGCCAGATATTTGCTGATGTTGCTGATCAAGAAAAACAATGGGCTGAATACTTATTCAGTGGTGGATCTATGATCGGATTAAACGAAAAGTTATTAGCTGATTACGTAGACTTTATTGTTGCTAAACGTTTACACGCTATTGGCTTAGGACCTCGTGTATCAACCAACCCTTTACCATGGACAGAAAAGTGGATCAGTGGTAGCGAAGTACAAGTAGCGCCACAAGAAACTGAAATTACATCATACATTATTGGTGGCATCAAGAAAGATGTTGACGATGATACATTTAAGGACTTTTCGTTCTAAGGAAGCACTATGGAGTTATCTGATTTTCACGTAAAACTATTTCAACAATGCGTTGAATATAAAATGGTATCGTCAGCGAAGTCAATACTATACATTGGAAGTAATATCATTAGTGATTATTCAATACTTCAAGAGTTTTTTCATAAGAACGAAATTCACAACCGACCTGACACAGTAGAAGACTTTTGGAATGAGCTAGGCTTTGAAAAGGTCACCGTGATTGAACATGACGTGTCGTTAGAAGATGATGATAGAAACTTTAATATATTAGAAGCATCAGAACAATACGACGTTGTTTTTAACAGTGGTGATTCAATGCACTGTTTCGATCAGGTGGCCTTTTTTAGGTTTATGCACAATTCTGTAAGTCTTAACGGTCATATGATTAGCGTAGGTTGTTGGCATAATGGAACAGATAAGTTCTTATATAACTATCAACCAAACTTTTTTGCCAAGATAATGGGCGCCAATCAATACAATTGTCATGGTACTTACTTCAGTCCGTTATCAAGACCGGCTGATGAACATCTGTTCTTTCAAAAAATCGAATTAGGCTTTGAGTATTCTAAGATGAAGTACTTAGATGAGACCGGAGCTACTAGCATAGACATTCCTTGGTACATAGGCGTGCTTATGCAAAAAGTTAACGACGAGGAATTTAGGCCATATGTATAAAAAAACAATTAATTGTTTATCATGTGAAGTAAAGTGTGATGTTATAATTCGTCAAAATAATTTTGAAACTGAAGAAATGGAAATAGAATTTTGTCCTATATGTAGTGCAGCCATAGAAGACAGCCAATCACTTACAGTATGGAATGAAGATGAATAAGTGGGATATACGTTTTATGGAGATGGCAAAAGAGATCGCTGGTTGGTCTAAAGATCCATCTAAGAAAATTGGTTGTGTAGCCGTTGGTGATAATCATCGTGTGTTATCAACTGGCTACAATGGATTTCCTCGTGGTATTGCAGACGATGATGAGCGTTATGAGGACCGAGAGCAGAAGTATAAGTATATAGTGCACGCTGAAAAGAACTGTATATACAATGCGTGTATGAACGGTATATCATTAGCCGGTGCTAAACTTTATGCGTATGGTCTTCCTATTTGCAATGAATGTGCAAAAGGTATTATACAAGTTGGTATCAAAGAAGTTATTATCGACGAAGGTGGTTTTGATAAACCTAAGTGGAATGACAGTTTTAAGGTGTCAGAGAAACTCTTCGAAGAAGCTGAGGTACATATAAAATATGTCGACTTACGAAAATCCATGGATCCACCAAGGTACACCTTTAGAGAGTTGTGATGTTACCGACTATCAAGGCATGGTGTATCTCATCCGCTGTGAAGAGAATGGTAAGCAATATATTGGTAAGAAATTCTTTTGGTCTGTTCGTAAACTCCCTCCTTTAAAAGGCAAAAAACGCAAGCGTACAAAGAAAGTAGAATCTGATTGGAAAGATTACTACGGCTCAAGTAATGCATTAAAGGAAGATATTATGCAGTATGGGCATGTACGTTTTAGTCGTTTTGTGTTAGAATTATGTTATACCAAGACACAATGTGCTTATTATGAATTGAAGCATCAGGTAGATAGCGAAGCAATCATTAGTGAGAATTATTATAATGATTTTATCGGTGGCAAAATAAATGGAAGGCATTTGCAGAAATTATGAAAATTGTATTATACACCCTTGAAGGGTGCCCAGGTTGTGATGTTGTTAAGGACTACTTTGCTACACACAATATTGACTATGACACAGTGCACGTACCAAACGATATGAATCCACATGCGTTTACGTTAACGTTTCCAGACAGCGAAGGATTTCCTCACTGTATGATTGACGGTGAATTTATACCTGATCCGATACTGTACTTACAAAGTGGTTTTTAAGGAGTTATTATGCTAGACGTATGGAGAATCAAAAAGACAAAGCAAATCGTTTATCCAGTTGGCGCTGCTGTTAAAGGTGGATATACTGATGTTATTCTTCCTTTTGATGGTGTGACACGAGCAGGTAATCGAGCAACAATTTTGACTGTTAAAAACGATAACCTTATGAAAGATAGGGAGATCTGATAATGGCTGAGATTGTAGCCGGGAAGTATGTAGGTAATGAAACAAATGAGAAATCATTTGGTGGTACTGAAACATTAACGAGAGGTCTTATACATGGCCAGAAGCCTGAACTTCTAAAGAAGTTTCAAATTGTATCATCACGAGTTCGTGACCTGCAAGAGGATTTAATCAGAGTCTTTTGGGCACATGATTTGCCAGGAGATCCTGAAGCCAATAAAGCTTTGACCAAAGAGAACCAAGCAAAGTTTCATAAGTTTGTTTTTGTTTCGAACTGGCAGATGCAAGCTTATATTGACCGTTACAAACTACCATGGTCAAAGTGTGTAGTCATTACGAATAGTATAGAGCCTATTAAGACTCTTCCTAAACCTGATCCTAAGGAAGGCGTAAGGTTTATCTATCACTCGACTCCACATCGTGGATTAAATATCCTTGTATCAGTATTCACTGCGCTTGCTGAAAAGTATCCTAACATTCACCTCGATGTGTTCTCATCGTTTGCATTGTATGGTTGGGAGCAAAGAGACAAAGAATACGCAGATGTGTTTAAGGTAATGGATGAGCATCCTAATATTACAAATCATGGCACACAACCTAACAGTGTAGTAAGAGAAGCATTAAATCATTCACACGTATTTGCATATCCGTCTATATGGGCAGAAACCTCATGTCTGTGTTTGCTTGAAGCAATGTCAGCTGAAAACGTTTGTATCCATTCTAACTATGGTGCACTCTATGAAACTGCAGCTGGTTGGACACACATGTATCAAATGCATGAAGATTTGAATAAGCATGCCTCTATACTATACAATATATTGGACTCAACCATCCCTCAAATAGAGCTTATGCTACCTAAAACAGGTTCTGCGAAGAGCTTTATTGATTTGTTTCATGGCCATGACGCCAAAAACAGAGAATGGGAAGCATTGCTAACAAGCTTGTTGCATACTGTTCAGGATACCACGTTCCCTGAGCCAGCATTCACATACGACACGGTAAAAGTACTGTCTGGTGACTAATATTATACAGTTTCCTACTGGCGGCAAGGAAACAGATGTTATTAAGTCCGCCAATGCTAAATCTGAAAACGAACAGCAGCTAATTAATGATATTGAACTGTTTGCTGATGAGGTGGTAGCAGAACTTGTTGCAATGATGTATGAGGTGGCATACGATGTAGGACATGAAGATTATGTTTATGACATATCAATTGTATACGAATCGATTAGATCACTACTATACAGGATGAATACGTTAGATCATCCTATGCAGCATTTCGCTCAGAAGATTTATGAAGATGAGAACGCTGCCAAGTATATTAACGATGCTCAATATGAATTTGATTTCTAGTGTACATTCGTGTAATACTGTGGTAGAATATACTAATATTATGAAATACAGAGAGTAATACAAATGATTATTATGGATTTCAACCAAGTGGCAATTGCTAACCTTATGGGTGCAGCTGCCGGCTTTGGTGCGAATAACCTCGATGAAAACCTCCTACGTCACATGATTCTTAATTCAATTCGTCTGAATAAACTCAAGTTCGAAGGCCAGTTTGGCGAGATGGTTATTGCATGTGATGCAACTGCCAATTGGCGCAAAGATCTTTTTCCTTTCTATAAAGCAAATCGTAAAAAGTCACGATCAGAATCAACCGTCGATTGGAATGAGATGTTTCGTATCTTGAATATGATTCGCGAAGAGTTGGTTGAGTTCTTTCCGTATCCTACTATACGTGTAGATCATGCAGAGGCAGATGATGTCATTGCTGCGCTATGTGCTGAACATGGTAGAATGCTAGGCGGTGATCCTATTCTTATCCTGTCCGGTGATAAGGATTTCCAACAATTACAGAAATATTCGAATGTCACTCAATACGACCCAGTTCGTAAGAGATGGCTCAAATGTGCTGATCCTGAAGCTTTTCTTCAGGAACACATACTTCGTGGAGATCCCGGTGACGGTGTTCCTAATGTGCTAAGTGAAGATGATACGTTTGTATCAGGGGGTCGTCAAAAGCCCGTAACGAAGAAGAAGTTGACAACTCTTCTGGAAAATATACCACAAGAATATCTTGCAAATTATGATCGCAATCGTAAGATGATCGATCTGACGTATATACCAGAGCGAGTTCATGCTACCACTTTACAACTTATGCAAGAGCAATCAGGCAAAGGTCGTAGTAAGCTGTTCAACTATTTTATTAAAAATAAACTTAAAAACTTAACAGATTGTATAGGTGAATTCTAAAATGAAATTAAAACTCGTGAGTGAAATGCTAGCCGAGGTATCGAAAGCAACAAGTAAAAAGAAGAAAGGCGATTTGCTACGTGCATACGGCGCCAAGTTTCCGGCAGTGATGTCAGCACTATATGGCATTTATGATCCTAGGGTAGAGTGGATGCTGCCTGAGGGCCCTGTGCCTTATACTCCGCAGGATATTACTGACGATGGTGGTGGTATTCATCGTGAGTTTAGGAAGTTCTATGTTTTTACAAACAGTAAAGCTTCAGCAAACCTGCCTAATATGAAGCGCGAAGCATTATACATTGAAATGCTAGAATCGTTACCAGCCAAAGATGCAGAGCTGTTAGTTGCAATGAAAGATAAGACAATGCCTTACAAAGGTATTAGTCAATCACTTGTTAAGGAAGTATTTCCGGAGATTTTCGGTGAGTAAAACACGAACTAAATCGAAGAGTAAGATTGATCGTCTCTTCGATGATAAAGCTCCTCGTAACCGTCGACTTAAAAACTTCAATGAGTTTGCTGATGATGATATAGAAGCGATGACACGAGGTAAAAGAATTGACTATGTTATTTTTGATGAATTTGCTGACATGGACGTTGGTGAAGAAGTCTTATCGGATAAATAAGTCATGCCAACGTATACTTTCAAAAATATAGAAACCGGCGAAGTCAAGGATTATGTGATGCGCATGTCCGACCTTGACCAGTTCAAAGAATCAAATCCAACATTCACTCAAGTCATCACAGGTGGTCAGGGTCTCGTAAGAGATTCTGGCAATATGAAACCTGATGAAGGCTTTCGTGATGTACTAAAATCCATAAAGAAAGCTTCAGGGAGGGGCAATACCATAGAGACATTTTGATATGAATTTGGCGAGTACGTTTAACCTAAACCCAAATACATAAGGTTCAAAATATGACACTTTCAAAGAGACAGCGCCGTGCACTTCGTAAGAATGGCATCTTAGATGAGCAGGAGCATGTACCACAGAGAGGCATGAAACTAAAGTCAATCGTAGCAAAAACGTTTGCGCAACAACAAACAATTGATGCATACGATGCCGGGGATCACTTGCTGTTACATGGCATGGCAGGAACTGGTAAAACTTTTCTTTCACTTTATCTCGCATTAGACGAAATATTTAATGACCCGGCCTGCCCTTATCATGATGTTACAATCGTGAGAAGCGTAGTTCCTTCAAGAGATATTGGTTTTTTACCCGGAAAAGAAGAAGACAAGATCGGAGTCTACGAAGAGCCTTACAAGGCGATATGCAACGAGTTGTTCGGCCGCGGAGACGCATATGACATACTCAAAACTAAAAGCCTTTGCAGGTTTATGTGCACATCATTCATACGTGGACTTACCCTCAACAACACCATCGTCGTCATAGACGAAGTCAATAATATGACCTTTCATGAATTAGATTCATTAATTACACGATTAGGTGATAATTGCCGTGTTGTATTCTGCGGAGATTTCCGACAGAGTGATCTTAGCAAAAGATCAGAACGAGAGGGATTGATGAACTTTATGACTATTGTTGATCAATTGACTGGATTCGAGCACGTCGAGTTCACCAAAGACGATATTGTCCGCTCTAAATTGGTAAAGCAATACATTATTGCAAGAGAAGAGCTAGGTATATGCGCATAAGCATGTACATCTACTTAAAACTATGGTAGAATAGCTCTATCAACTAAATGTGAATATATTATGAAAACGTTCAACCTTGAATTGCTTACCGAAAAAAAGCTTAAGCAAGTAAATGAAAATGGTCAACGGCTGTACGTAGCCGAAGATGGTAGCAAATACCCTTCGGTTACTACAGCCCTTGGCAAACTTAACAAAAAAGCTATTTACGAATGGCGTAAGCGTGTTGGTAATGAAGAAGCCAATCGCATCTCCGGTACTGCCTCCCGTGCAGGTACTGCAGTCCATAACATAGCTGAAGACTATGTCTTAAGCCGGCTACCTCCAAAACCACCTAATCCTATAGCTGTCACCACGTTCAAAACGATTCAGCCTTATTTGGATGAGCACATTGGTACGGTACATGGTGTAGAACTACGAATGTTCTCAGATGAGCTCAGGACAGCTGGTACAGCCGATCTTATTGCATACGATAAAGGTGAATTAGCAGTCATTGACTACAAAACATCAAAGCGTTGGAAGAAGAAAGAGGAAATCACAACATACTTTATGCAAAGTGCTGCATATGCCAATATGGTAAAAGAGCATTATGGCTTGGAAGTCAAAAAAATTGTTGTGCTCATGGCCGTAGCTCAAGGTGAAGGCTTACTTACGTTCGAAGAACGGCTCGAGGACTGGGCACCTATGACCAAAAAGTACTTCGATTTGTACCATAAAGGCAAATTGTCTCAGTTTTAAGCTAAATATGTAATTATTTACATTATTTGTGCGTATTTCAGCTCAAAAAACTCTAAGCAAATCATAGACTTATAAGTCATAAAAAACTCTAAGCAAATCATAGACTTAGGAGTGTACATTTTCCTCTTATCATAGTATAATAGCACTTGTAAAATGAAAAAACGAATGGAAAAAGTGTATGAATATTATAGATCCTAAAATCCAGTACGACATCGAAAAGTTGTTTGATGAACTGGTACCAATGAGCGGCAAGTGTGAGACTATTGCCGGTGAATGTGTTCGAGCAGCATCAAAGTTGCGTTATGACTTTTATAACAATGGCATGGGTAACAACACATCAGGACCTGCTAATTTTTTAATGCAAACAGATGCTATCGATAATGAAACGTATAGAACAATTTACGAATACACTCGCGGTAGGATCTACAATGGTCGATACTTGCTTGACGATGCTTTACATAAAGCAATCGAAAAAATGACTGAAAGTGTGTCTGCATTTGTTAATGCGAATCCACAACTTCGTGATACGATATACGAAGTCAGTGATATGTTTGATTTCGAAGACGAAGAAATGAGTTTCTGTGATTACTGCGGTGACGAGAGCGATAATTCTTACATCTGCGAAAGTTGTGAAGAAGAACAAGAAGCTGAGGAAGTCTGGTAAAATAATCCTGTCCTTTTATGTTATTATGTAGTATAATGATACCATGATAAGGATTATTCAGTTCACCTCATATTTTGATGATAGCGAGTATACATTATGAAAACGAAAGTAAGCAGTGAGTACCGTTGGTCGCAAGGCCGTAGCGAACTGCGTACCGACGTGTACGACGGAAAAAAAGCAAAGCTGTGCATTGAAAACGTAGGTACTAGGTGTGCACCTAATACAATTTCCATTGACGCGCAGGATATTGAAGATCTGATAGTGCTTCTGCAGGAATGGAGGAAGTTATAATACGATAATTGGCGTGTAGCACAGCGGTAGTGCGCCTGACTGTTAATCAGGATGTCGTAGGTTCGATCCCTACCACGCCAGCCATTTTCCCACCTCTCCCCACCATTTTGAAGGTTATTATTATTATGAACGACATACAAACAACACAACGCGAACTGCGAGCTCGATTGTACGATCTTGCCGAAGAGTTAAGTAGCGACCTCGCTAGACTTGAAAAGGCAGGTAATACAAATGGTTTTGAATACATGACAACTGTGTATAGGCAAAGTGGCATTCTCGAGGCCGCTCGAGCGGTTGGTGCACCACTGGAGACACAACAAGCATGATCCATCCTACGCTGTTTAAAAAGGATAGCAAAGGCCAAATACGTACTTGGAGCCTCGAGAGTGATGGCGCAAAATATCGTACAATCAGCGGTTTAGCTGATGGCAAGCTAGTTACATCGATTTGGAATACAACCGAAGCAAAAAACGTAGGTCGTTCGAATGCTACCACTGCTGAAGAGCAGGCGGTTGCAGAGGTTGATGCCAAGTACACCAAGAAACTAGACGGTGAGTATTGCTATAATGTGGAGGATGTTAATGAAGCTAAGATCTTTAAGCCAATGTTGGCGGTTAAGTGGGAAGACCGAATCAATAAAATCGAGTACCCTGTCTATGTCCAACCTAAGTTGGATGGTATTCGATGTATTGCCAATAGCAGTGGTCTATGGACTCGCACTGGTAAGCCTATCGTAAGTTGTCCTCATATTGAGGAGGAGCTGCAGGACCTGTTTGTATGGGATCCAGATTTGGTGTTGGATGGTGAGTTATACAACCATGACCTTAAGGATGACTTCAACAAGATCATTAGTTTGGTGCGCAAGACTAAACTTACGGACGAAGATCTGAGTGATTCGAAGGCAATGGTACAGTTCCATGTGTACGATGTGCCTAGTGTTGATGATACGTATTCAGTGCGTGGCCAATGGTTACGTGATTTGCAGTTCTCATTATACAATACCGAATACTGCTTGGAAACTGTCCAGACGGATTTCGCTACGAATCAGGATGATGTGGATGGATTGTTTGGTCAATATGTAGAACTTGGCTACGAAGGTGGTATCATTCGTGAAGACAAAATGTATGAGCAGAAACGTAGTAATGGTTTGATCAAACGTAAAGACTTCGAGGACATGGAGTTTGAAGTTGTTGACATCGAAGAAGGTAAAGGTAACTGGTCAGGACATGCCAAGCGAGTGATCTTTCGTTTAGAGGATGGTCGAACATGTGGCTCTGGCCTTGCAGGCAATCAAGACTTTGCGAGGCAACTCTTGATCGATCGAGAAGCGTATATAGGTGGAAAGGTGACAATACAATTCTTTACACGAACACCTGATGGTGTTCCTCGATTTCCAGTGGCCAAAGCTTTTTATCCTATTAAAAGAGAGCTGTGACACATATGCACACATTTTATATATCAGATCCAACAGGTGAATGCACTACGTGGTTTGAAATGTGGAGACCTGAAGGTGAGTGGGATCAGATATCAGCGAACTCTGGTATTATTGCTACGTCAGAAGATGGCGAACAGTATATTGTGTTCGAGCATCATTGCATGCACAAGCTTGCAGAGCAGGTATTTGCATTTACGTTTCCATACCTTGATCCGATGCCAGATATAGAGACAGTGATTGTGAAGCAGAGAAATGATGACTGATTGGCAACTCGCATGGAGTATCGTCATATGTATTGGTATGATAATCGTATTGAAAGAGGTTCGCCAATGATCACAATGTATACTAAAAACAATTGTAAGTTTTGCAAGATGAGCAAAGCATTGTTAGAAAGCAATAACATCGAGTACGAAGAGGTTAACATCGAAGATGATCAAGACCATAAGATGTTTTTGATTGAACAAGGTCATCGTACAGTGCCTCAGTTCTATATTGATGTTGATATATGCTTGGACGGTGGCTATGCAGAATTACAGAAGCACCTGTCGCAAAGAGGTTTGATATGAGAATTGGTGTAACAGGAACACGATCAGGTATGACTCGCGAACAGCGCATAAACCTGCAAACGTTCCTAAAACGAAAAATGAAATCGCACGATGAGGTGACTATACCTGAGTTTCATCATGGGGATTGCGTCGGCGTTGATGTTGAGGCTGCCCTGATAGCATCTGAGGAAGGTTATCGTATTGTATGTCATCCACCAAATAAAGAAGATTTACGTGGTTGGTTTGATTCAGATGAGACACGCGGCACAGCATCATACTTTCAACGTAATCGACAATTGGTTGATGAGGTTGACTTATTGATAGTGATACCATATCAGAATGAATGGGCGCCTGAAGGTGGTACGTGGTACACACATGACTATGCAGAAAAACGTCGTGTAGAAACACTTACATTATGGCCGAGTGAAGAAGTTCATAGATTAATAGGACAAGGACGATAATGAAATCCCAAGATTTAACTTTAATTAAAAATCAAATGCTCTCAACAATGTGGGAGATAAAATATCTTACCAAGATATTTGAGCTGAATTCGAGAGAATCAATACAGGCTGCCGATGGCAAATTCCAGAATATGACGCCGGGCGCAGCGTTTAAAGCTCAATACGGTATAGATCTAGGACAACTGGATGAGTGGACTGAAGAACTAAGGAGAGATTTAAATGAATGATGATGACAACTTTGTAGTGTTTTCGTACGATGGCCAGTCTGACCATATTAGTATTAGAGTGGAAAAAAGGGCTGGCTCGGTCAGAAACTGGGAAGATGAAGACGAATGGCAATTCCTCGGTCTTTCCATTGGCAAGTATAAACGGTATCATCTCACTGCCGAGCAATATGAAAAGTTCTGTACCAAA